CCTCCAACAGTCCAGAGCACTCGCCTCGAAAATTCGTTCAAAAATAGTAAAAAAACAACTCAACAAAGCATCCAAAGAAAAGAAGGAGAATAATATGCACGAGCAATTCGCGCCAATCTGTGATTTCATCACACTTATCGCCAATCAGCAGCCAGGTGAAGCAACCCCAATTTTCAATGATCTCATGGGTGCTCGCGTGTTGGATGCAATGCAGGGCTACAAGCAGGAAATCGCTCAAACATTGTTCGCCCCTACTGCTGATAATCTCTCAGAAGAGACTGAGCAGATCGACGAACTCAGCAAGAGAACACTGAAGAGATATATTGGTAACGCGGTCCCCGATTTAGCACACCATGCGGGAATGTCTGGATATTACACCGGAAAGCCGATGTATAGGACCTCTCAATTGAGAGACAATACCTCACAAGCGATGATAACTCATAATCGAAAAGAAAAGACACGTTCATCAGGTATTTCTAGGGCCGCCTCTAAGTTGGAAGAATCTGAACAGTTGGATGAAATGTCCACCCGTAAAGATTTTCAACAAGTCGCAGACGTGATTAAGGCCCATCCTAGTGCTGCAAAGCGCAAGGAACTCGCAACTCATCATGCAGGAATTTTCAAGGCACAGAATCCTCGTTTCGATCACAAGCGTTTCTTTGCAGCCGCGAATGCAGGCGAACCCGGAGTGTAATGAAGTATCCTGAAGAGTTTTCCCACGAAGCGGTCAATAAGCGTTCTCTCAAAGCTGCAAGAAGTCTTGACAGTTACCGACGTTCCTCGAAGGTCAAGACAGACCTCGACGATGCGAGAATGGACAAGAAGGAACGACGACCCTTGAAAGAATTCACTGAACTTCGCGCTGAATTGATCGATGAGAATGTAAGTGTTGCACACACCACAATGCCCCCGAACATTCTGATTCTCAGACGTAAGACCGTACGACAATTCCCAAACAACACGATGGTTGCTTTATACTTCAATGACAAGCTGAACCAGTACTTCTCGATTCCTTATGGGAGTGGGGTGGAAAGTGTTGTGAGCCCAGTCAACGTCAACATAAACGAGGAGCATCAACCTGGAGACACCGTGCGCTATCGACTGGGTACTGAAGGACATCTTCGAGTCGGAACAGTCAAGCAAGTGATGCCCGAACACCTAGTTGTGAACCGCGGTGGGTTTCACTATAAGGTGCCCCATGCTGCCGTAGTCCACAATGAACGCACAGGGTATACACGCAAAGAGTTGAACGAAGAAACAGTGTTGGAAATGAGGGATCTGAGTCACCCATCACAGGTAAAAGCCTATTATGGTGCACAAAGAAAATACGAACAGTGGGCTGGGGATTTTGAAGATCATGTCCTTGATACGAATGCTGCACACACTGGGAAAATAGATTGGGATACAGCCCACTCTCTTCATAAGCAAGGACACAAACCAGATGTCGCGGCTAAGAAATATACCGATTCGCACCCGACACCATTTGAATCACATTTTCACAAAGAAGAAGTCGTCAACGAAATTTCGATCCCTGTGGCCTCTCGCGCCTATCATGCCAGGCAGCAACGAGGCCTCGATGCCATGAACAAAGGTGATTATTCGACGGCGCTCCCCCATTTCAAAAAGGCACTCACCACGATGCGCCTACGATCTAAGAAGTATGAGCGTGAGGTTAAGGTAGAGACGGTCAAAGAAGACGTGATTCAAGAAGATGTCATCAGTCATTTACAGAAAGTGAAAGCATTCGCTACGAATAAGCCTTTGTATCACAAAGACGGGTCTCAGACGAGGGTAGACCCCACAACCGCCAATGCCTTACTCACTGTGCATGGAGCCTTGCACCCTGATAATCGCAAGAAGTTTGCGGATGCCCTGGAACACTCAAAAGGAAAATTCAATCGTATGCTTGATTTTACTTGGCGCCAGGTTAAGTAATGAACGCCGTGACACTCATTGCCGAGGGCCGTTTCATTGATGCTGGTGCCATGATTCAGAAGTTCCTCAATCAGATCGTGGAGAAGAAGCTCGCGGTGCTCAGAAAAGTGATTACCGAGTCGATGTTTACGGAAGCGAATCGAATGAAACAAGGGCGCACAATTCTGATTAGACGCCGTATTCGCAAGGGAAAAGTTCAGCGCATGATTCGCAAATCCGCAGTGAAGGGATTCACATTGCGACACGGAAAGATCACACGAATTCCCGCAGCTAAGCGCATTCATATGAGGATCGTGCAAAGGAGAGCAGCAAGAAAACGCCGCTCACATATGCAGCAAACATTGAGAAAGCGAAAACTCTCAATGCGGAAGAGAAAAGCTTACGGGATACATTAAGGAGAGAATATGTCATACGAATTAGTTAATAGAATTAAGGGTCCTTCCACACTGATGGTTGTTGATGGCTCAGTAACAATCAATCTGGGCGATCTTGCTGTAGCAGTCGCAAATATCAGCGGAGTTATCAAGGGAAATGTTGAAAATGTCACAACCGCCATCATCACGTCTTGTAAGTGGTCCACACCAGTCGGTGGCACTGTGAAGATCAGCCGCGATGCAGGGGGTGTTGCGACGGGTCCGAATCTCGTAGCGAATCTTTCGGGCACGAATCAATGGATTCACAACGAAGTACCGTTTGCCAATACACCAACAGGAAATATCGCAGTCGCTATTACTGGAGGTGGAACCGTTTATCTGACGATCAAGAAGGAAGCGGTCTATAACGTACAGACCCAGAGTATCTAAATGAAGTCATTTAAGGAATTTATTGCAGAGGGAATCCGAAAGACACCCGCTCAGAAGAAAGCGTGGGATGCGTATAAATTTGCGGAACAACAACAGGATAGATACCTGGGAAGTGTGTTCGTAAATTCTCATGGTCAGCGTCAGCATGAAGGGAAAGTAAAAGCAGCGTATGATGAATGCAAGCGACTCGGTATGGGCGTAGAACACGGGCTATAAGCCAAAAGGAGAGATAAAAGTGAAACTCATAAAGGAGTGGTGCGATAACGTACAAGTGCTTGAGGAATCTGATAAAGAATCGGGTAGAAAGTCCTTCTATATTGAAGGAATCTTCATGCAGGCCGATAAGACAAACAAGAACCGACGCAAGTATGCGTTTGAGTCTCTAAACAGAGAAGTGGAGCGATATAAGAAAAATTATATCAATGAAAACCGAGCCTTCGGTGAACTTGGACACCCTGATACACCTACGGTTAATCTTCCTCTCGTCAGTCACATGATTAAGGAACTGAGGGCTGAGGGAAAAGATTTCTACGGTAAAGCAAAAATCTTGGGTGGTCCAATGGGGACTCCGAACGGCAAGATCGTGGAATGTCTATTGACAGAAGGAGCAAAAATAGGAGTCTCAACCCGTGGATTGGGAACCCTTGTACGTGGTGCTGATGGAGTCGATCTAGTTCAGGACGATTTTCAGTTGTCCACAGCAGGGGATATCGTTGCAGACCCCTCCGCTCATGATGCCTTTGTCAGGGGGATCATGGAAAATAAGGACTGGATTCTGATGGATGGGGTGTATGTGGGCAGAGATGCCGAGCAAGCAAAAATGATTATAAATAAAACATCTAGCAGGCAACTACATGAGACGTGCGTAAGATTGTTTGAGGACTATTTGAAAGCTCTTACTGGAAAGCCTAGATAGTTACAAATCTCGAAAAGTATAAATAATCATCACAACAAGGAGACTTTTATGAGCAAGACACTGATGGAAGCCGCAGCCGATATTCTCAATGCCAGCAAGTCTAGTGCACCCGGAATGCCGATGGTAAAATCTCCTCAGGGTTTCGAGGATTTGGGAGGAGTCACACCCCATAAAGCAACACCAGATAAGATCGAAGTGGGTGCTAGGGCAGCAACACCTCCTGGAAAGCTGCCTTCTTCCGATACCAAGGCACCAGCAAAGAAGTTATCAGGATCAGATGCCGAAACTATCGATCCTACAGAAGAGGGATCGGAAGAGAACGAAGAAGAATCTGCACGTCAGGCCCGCATTGAAGCAGGACTCCGTTCAGGATACCTCAAGGAAGAGGACAAGGACGACGATGATGACGACAAGGACGATGACGACAAGGATGATGACGATGATGACAAGGACGACGAGGAGGAAAAGAAGGAACTTAAGGAAGCGTGGCTTGCAGAACTCAGGGGGGATGTTGCCGCAATCTTAGCATCTGAAACTTCCCTTCCAAAGGAATTTGCCTCCAAGATCGGTACGATCTACGAAGCTCGCGTAACAGATAAGGTTCTTACCATTCAAGAAGCCATCGAAGAAGAATACTCTGTTAAGTTTGAGAACGCTGTCATAGCAGTCCGTGAAGAATTGTCTGAAAAAGTCAATACGTACCTTGATTATGTGGTTGAGCAGTGGATGGATCAGAACGAACTCGCCATCGAAAAGGGACTTCGTTCCGAATTGACCGAAGAATTTATCGGTGGATTGCGTAACTTGTTCCTCGAAAGCTTCATCGACGTACCTACTGAAAAGGTCGACCTCGTTGATGAACTCGCCACAAAGATTGAAGAATTAACCAGCCAGTTGAATGAAGAAGTCGCTAAAGGCATGGCTCTTAAACAGCAACTCGGAGAATCCAAGAAAGAAGAAATCCTCAACAACGTTTGTGAAGGATTGACACAAACCCAAGTTGAGAAGATTCGCCACATCGCAGAGAGTGTCGAATTCACCGCAGAAGGTGATTATATCAGCGCAGTGTCTACAATCCGAGAGAACTACTTCCCAATCAACACGGGGAAGAAAACTGACGTGAATGCAAAATTATTGAGAGAAGCTTCTGAAATTGTAGAAGAAAAGACTCCAATTCTTGATGCAGGTGTCGCGTCTGTTGTAGCTTCTCTTAAACAGGGAATGAAATAATCACCAATACCAAATAACAAGGAGTACTATTATGTTTTTAGCTGAAGATTTAGTCAAGAAGTGGACCCCAGTCCTCGACTTTGAAGGGCTTCCTGCCATCACCGACCCACACCGTCGCGCAGTCACGGCAATCGTCCTGGAGAACCAGGAAAGTATGCTCAAGACCGAAGCCGGAATTCTCCTCTCAGAAACAGCATTGAACGCAACGGGTGGGGGACTCACGGGCGCAGCAACAGCAACCGGTCCTATGGCTGGTTACGATCCAATCCTTATCAGCTTGGTTCGTCGTTCCTTGCCTAACTTGATTGCGTATGACATCTGCGGCGTCCAGCCAATGACCGGTCCTACGGGATTGATTTTCGCAATGCGTTCCAATTACTCCTCAGGTGGTGCACGTACTGACGAAGCATTCTATGACGAAGCAAATACCGGTTTCACAGGCGATCTCGGTGCACAAACTGCATTGACATTGGCTACAACAGCGAACACTGCCGCAGTGTTTGAAACTGGAACTCTCGGAGTCAACTCAGGAAAGGGAATGTCCACTTCCACAGCAGAAGGCTTGGGTAGTGGTCAAGCATTCTCCGAAATGGGATTCAGCATTGAAAAGGTCACCGTGACTGCAAAGACACGCGCCCTCAAGGCTGAGTACACGTTGGAATTGGCACAGGATTTGAAGGCTGTTCATGGACTCGACGCCGAGACAGAACTCTCCAACATCCTCTCCGCCGAAGTGCTATCAGAAATCAACCGTGAAGTAATCCGCACCATCTATCAAGTCGCCAAAGTCGGATGTCAAGTAGGCACGACCAAGGTTGGTACTTTCGACCTCGACACCGATTCAAACGGACGTTGGATGGTAGAAAAGATCAAGGGACTTGTGTTCCAGATCGAACGCGAAGCAAACGTCATTGCTAAGCAGACACGTCGCGGCAAGGGCAACGTAGTGGTCTGTTCTTCAGACGTAGCCTCAGCGTTGGCACTCGCAGGAGTGTTGGACTATCAGGGTGCACTGAAGGATCAGATTTCATTGAGTGTGGACGACACAGGCAACACGTTTGCAGGAACTCTGATGGGAAGATACAAGGTCTACATCGATCCTTACTTCCCAGCCTCCCAGTCTACGGAATTCGCAGTTGTCGGGTATAAGGGTTCTAATGCGTTTGACGCAGGAATCTTCTACTGCCCATACGTTCCATTGCAGATGGTCCGTGCAATCGACACCGCGACGTTCCAACCAAAGATCGGATTCAAGACTCGTTACGGACTCGTTGCGAACCCATTCGCAGAAGGAACCGTGCAGGGATCGGGAGCCTTGACCGTCCGAGCGAACATGTACTACCGCGCACTCAAAGTCGCAAACATTGCGTAATTGAGCCAGCAGTAGAGTGTTTCAAAGTTGAGGGGACTCCGAAAGGGGTCCCCTTTTCTTTTCCCTTGACAACACTCCTAAATAGTGATATGCTCGAACTTATTTAACGGGAGGTTTTATGACTTCTGTATGGGTACTGCTTATGATTATACTGACACCAGTATCAGGAATCAGTTCCACCACACTACTCAACACATTTGATTCAAAGGAAGAGTGTGTAATAGAAAAAGAAAGA